GAATGACCTTTCGCCTCCTGCAGAAGATGATGCTCAAGGAGGAGATGGCAATGCTCGCCGGCAATGCCTCGCTGACACTCGGCACGCCGGCAACCCCGACGTTGTCGGCATCGGGCAGCGGCGCCACGCTCCCGTCGGGGACCTACTTTGTCAAGGTCGTGGGCCTGACTCTCGAAGGATACCAGAATTCGACCCTCCTGAACGGCGTCGCCACCTCGAAGAGCGTCACGGGCGCCGACGGGAAGAGCTATTCGCTGTCCGGTGGCTCGTCGAACATCAGCGCAGAGGCGAGCCAGGCTGTAACCCTCGGCCAGACCCTGTTCTGCAGTGTCGCCCCTCTGCAGGGCGCGGTTGCCTATGCCTGGTATGTCTCGACGGCGACCGGGACCGAGACCTTGCAAGCCATCACGACGATCAACAGCCTTGCCGTTAGCGTCCCCCTCAGCACCGGTAACCAGTCACAGACCGCGATTACCGCAGACAATTCAGCCAACCCCAGCTATGCCTATGACGGGTTGTTGACCACTGCGCTCAAACCTGGGTCGAACGCCTATGTCAACGTCATGCCGACCGGCACAGTTGGAATAGGGACCCCGTTGACTGCCTCGGGCCGCGGCTCGGTTGTGGAAATCGACACGATGTTCCAGAAGATGTGGGACGGTTTCGAGCTGTCGCCGACAGTACTCTACGTCAACTCTCAAGAGCTAAAGAACATCACCAGCAAGGTGCTGTCGAACGCGTCGGGGCCGTTGCTGCGCTACGACTCCCCGGCGGACGGGAGCCAGGGCGAGTATCATGTGACAGCATCCGGGGTAGTGCAGTTCTACTATAATCCTTTCGCGATCGATGGCGGACTTCGGATCCCGATCAAGATCCACCCGCGCGTGCCGCCGGGCACGGTTATCGGCTGGGCCGAGAATCTGCCGATCCAGTACCAGTCGAACGAGGTGCCGAACGTCGCCGAGATCAAGACCCGGCAAGATTACTATCAGATCGACTGGCCGATCGTCACGCGCCAGCGCCAAGTCGGTGTCTATGCCGAGGAAGTCCTGGCCGTCTATGCGCCGTTCGCAATGGGTGTGATCTGCAACATCGCCAACGGCTGACCCAAGCTCACAAAAGGGGATATCCGTGTCTGATCTAGTCGCATTACGAGCCGTCTTCCCGGTGTGGGATGCCGTTGGGCACGGGACAAAGCGGTACCCGCACGACCTCGACGGGGTGGTGCGGGTACCGCGCGAGGTCGCCGTACATCTGCTCCACAATGGCGGATATGTCATCCACGACCGCGGCATCATGCCGGCTCGGGACAATGTCGTGGCCCGGCGGTGAGACGATGACCACGCATGATAAGATGACCACGACCAAAGTGGTGACTGTCGACGACCCCGTGTTCAAGGCGATGCGTGAGATCGAGCCCGCCTTCATGTCTGTGGCCCAACGTCTCGGCCCGGCGGTGGCGCTGGAAGGGCTCGGCAATCTTCTGATCATGAACCTCGCTGCCTTCTATGGCGAGAAGGTGGCCTTGGCAACGCTCAGCGACATCGCCGCGAATGCGGCACCGGTCGCTCACATGTGGGACGCCTTCGCTGCCTCGGAGGACCACGAGCCGGGACACGCGTAATGGCCAATCTTGGCTCCCCTGGGGCAAGCTTCGGTGATTTGACGACGCTCGCTGATGTCAAGGCGTGGTTGCAGACGGGGCAGAGTGCCTTTCCAGCGACCGACGACGCGCTGTTGACGCGTTTGATCACGGCAGCGAGCCAATTCATTCAGACGTGGCTCAGCCGGCCGATCGCTTCGCAGGATTGGATCGAGATTCGGGATGGTGTGGGGAGCGCGTTTGGCCCCCACGACATGCGATATCAGTTCGCGGTATTCCCGGTGAGTGCCGTCAGCCTCGTCGTCGTCGATGGCTTGACGATTCCGCCGATCCCGGCTTCCCCGCCGGCACAACCCGGCATCGCCGCCGTCAGCACCTTTGCGACCCAAGCGGGGTATCTCTTTACCCCGACGCAGCTCGTGATTAGGGGTTACGTAGTCCCACGTAAGGCCGGATGCGTGACCCTCCAATATACTGCCGGCTATGCGGTCACACCACCCGAGCTGGCTCAAGCCTGCATCGAGCTCGTGGCGCTGCGTTACCGCGAACGCAGCCGTATTGGCGAGGTTGCGCGGGCGATCGGCGGCGGCGAGACCGTGTCGTACTCACAAAAAGACATGAACAACTCGATAAAGACATTGATCCAGCAATACCGCATCGTCGCGCCGATCACTGGTTTTCTCATGCCGGCGCCGACCCAAACAGATACGGCGACACTCGCGGGTGCGATGTGATCACGGCCTATCTTGTTGGCGACGTGCAGTTGCTGGAGCGACTGCGCGCACTGCCTGACGCAATCAATTCTGGGATCCTGCGCGGGATCACCCAGCTCGGGATCGAGCTTCAGCGGCACGTTCAAGAAGACAAGCTGAGCGGACAGGTGCTCCGGAGCCGTACCGGATCACTGAGGTCGAGCATCAGCCTCCAGGTCGATCAGAGCGGCGGCGCCGTCACCGCGAGCGTCTTTACCGACAGCCGATATGCCGGAGTACACGAATACGGTTTTGCTGGAACGGTCAGTGTCAGGACCAGCCTTCGGCGGATCAGAGAGGCCTTTGGCCGGCCGATCGCCGAGAAGACGATCAGCGTGCGGGCCTACGATCGCCACTTGGATCTCCCCGAACGCTCTTTCCTGCGCTCGGCGCTCGAGGACATGGCGCCGGCCATCCGCGACGAGGTGGAGGCGGCTCTGGCGGAGGCAGTCTCACAATGATTGCGTCGGACACAGGTCTCTCGCGGGAGAGAGCGGCCGATGATCGTCCGTGAGTCGATCTATGCCGCGCTCTGGGCGCTTGGCGCCGGTGCGGCGAGCTTCGCAAGCGCGAACCGGCGCCTGCGACATTGGGCCGACGTGGCTCCGGCTGAGCAGCCCGCGCTGTTCATGAGCGAAAAGGGCGGGCACGCTGTGACCAAGGCGTTTGGGGCGCCAATCGCTTGGACGCTCTACGCGGATTTCTATGTATACGTCCAGTCGAGCGATCCCTACTTGGCGCCGGCAATGCTTCTGAATCCACTGCTGGACGCGCTCGAAGCTGCGCTGGCACCATCGCCGGCGACTGGCATTCAGAACCTTGGATTGCCCGCGATGGTGCAGCACGCCTACATCGCCGGAAAGGTCGAAACCGATGAAGGCGTGCTCGGCGATCAGGCGATCGCGATCGTCCCGGTCGAGATCTTGTGCGTCTAACCACGCGACGGGAAGACACTGCGTGACGGCGGAGAGCAGCCGAAATCGTGGTTTCTCTTGCCTCTATAATGAACCCTGTTCGTAGGAGTAGCCCGATGGCTGTGGAAGATTCTGAAGGAAGCGCGCCTCTTCCGAAGGAGATCGAACAAAGCCCTGTCGCGCCGAGAAGCAGGGATCTTTCGATCGACCAGCTGATCGAGCGTTGGTGGCAGGACCATTTCCCGGGCTCGGCGATCGCCCGCGATACCCAGGCGTGGAATGTCGCCCATGCCGCCAAGGAGACGCTGAAGCGGCTCCTGGTTCAAGCCCAGGACAAGTTTTGAAAGGGAGTATCTAACATGCAATTGAGCTTCGGCTCGGGTGCGGTCTGGGGCGAACGCACCGATGTAACCGGTTCCGGGATCGGTCCGCGCCAGTTCGGGGTGCTCCAGAATATCCAGATTGATTTCGATTGGACCGATAAGCCGCTGTACGGGCAGCTTCAGTTCCCCGTGGCGATAGCGCGCGGACAGGGCAAGATCACCGGTAAGGCAAAGTTCGCCCAGATCCTTGGTTTGCTGTATTCCGACATCTTTTTTGGCCTCACGCCGGCTACCGGTCAATTTGCGGTATCCCAGCTCGAGGCTGCCAGCATCCCGGCTGTGACGCCTTACACAGTGACTGTCGCCAACGCAACCAATTACAACGACGACCTTGGCGTCGTCTACGCCGCCAGCGGCAAGCGCTTCAACCGAGTGGCGACCCCCTCTGCAGCCGGTCAATACTCCGTAAACTTTGCTACGGGCATATATACTTTCTCGTCCGCCGATGCGAGTGCTGCCGTTTTAATCTCGTATACGTACAACCTAACGACGTCGGGCAGCAAGCTCACGATCACGAACCAGGTGATGGGGACGACGCCGACTTTTAAGGCGACATTCTATACCAACTATGCGGGTAGTGGGACGGCCCTGCGTCTCAACGCTTGCATGGCCAACAAGTTGTCACTACCGACCAAGATAGACGACTGGATGATTCACGAGCTCGATTTCTCGGCTTTCGCTGATGCTTCCGGAACGATTGGCTTTCTAAGTACGGTGGAGTAATGCTTCCCGGGGTGACGATTGCGATGGGCGGCCGGGATTGGTTGGTTCCGCCGCTCACTCTCGGCCAGCTCCGCCGGCTGATGCCCAAGGTGCGGCAATTGACCGAGATCGGAGCATCAATGGGCGAGACGCAGATCAGCGTGCTCGTCGAAATTGTCACTGTGGCGCTGCAACGCAATTATCCGGAGGCAACGGCAGACATGGTCGAGAACCTGCTCGATCTTGGCAATGCCAGCGCCGTGCTGAATGCAGTGCTTACCGGCTCAGGATTAAAGCTGCGCGATGACCGCCTGGGGGAAGCATTGGCCCCCGGGGCCAGCCCGGGGGCAGGCTCGACAACCGCGGGATTACCATAGGACTAAGCGCGGACGGTTGGGGGCATATCTATGGCCTCCTCGCCACCGCCTGCGGCTATTCGTATCCCGTCATCGACGAGATGACGCTCTTCGATTTCGAAGAGCTCGCGTCATATTGGGTCGAGCATCCGCCAGTTCATATCCTGGTCGGGGCGTATCTCGGCGTCGGGAAATATCAGCGCAAGCGGACACCAACGGCCGGTTTCAGTCCGGGCCGCGCAGCAGGCTCGGATCCCCAAGCCATCCTCGCTGAGCTCGGCTCCGGGTTTGGCGAGGGCGACGTTCATGCCGGACTGCCCGGGGTGGTGCTTGATTTTTCTGAGCTACGCCGCCGGGTGAGAAACGGCAATTGAATGTCGCGAGGGACGTAAGCGTGGAGAATTGAGCACGCTTTGGGGCCCACCTCATTGAAGGGCTATCATGGCCGACATTGAAACCAGCGTCGTCATCAGCGCTCAAACCGACGACCTCCAATCAGGAATGGAGGCGGCGTCTAATTCCGTTCAGGTGGCCACGGATGCGATGCGGGCCCAGTTCGCGGGGCTGGGGGCCGCCGCTCAGCAGGCGCAGTCGCAGATCAACAGCGCTGCAGCGCAGGTCGGATCGAGCATCGGCGCGCTGCAATCCAAGGCCGCAAGCCTCACGGGGCAGATAGGCGATAGCCTAACGCCAAATAGTGGCGGCGCGGACAGCCGCAATTCGGGTCAGGGAGTAGCCCGACCGAACGCAACCGCTCCTGCTCGCAGCGGGGCCGGTTCCGACAGCCTGTCAGCATGGCGCGCAGAGCTCCAGGAACAGCTGTTGGCCGAGCAAAGCTTCTTCGGCCAATCAAATGCCGAAGAGCTAACGTTTTGGCAGGACAAGCTGGCCCTGACCGAAGCCGGATCGAACGCCCGCTTGGCCGTCGAACGCAACATTTACGAGCTCGAAAAGCAGCTTGCCGTGCAAGCGGAACGCGATCAGCTCGACCAGCTCAAGGCCGATCAAAAGGTCGCGGATGCAAAATTCGCGAACTACAAGGCGGCGATCAATGACGAGGCCGCGCTCGGCCAAATTTCGGCTACCGAGCCGGTCCGGCAGGAGCAAGATCTTCTTGACCTAAAATGGTCTTACGACCAGGCGTATTACGAGAAGAAGCTCGAAGCGGCGCAGAACGATGTCCGGACCCAACAGAAAATAAACGAAGAACAGGAGCTCGCCTACGAGAAGTATGTCGGCGAGTTCCAGGCGCTCGATACCAAACTGGCAGAAGCAAAAAAAAAACGTGGGACGATTTGGTTGCGCCGGTCGAACGCGCGATCGATACTTCTGTCACCGGCATCATCCTGGGCACGACGACGGTGCAGAAGGCGCTGGCGAACCTTGCTCAGTC